GGGCTGGGTGGGCTGGGCTGGGATGCGGCGACCGGTGGCGGCGGGGTTCACGCGGCGACCCTCCGCTGCTTGGCGCGGACGGCGCGGTGGGCGGCGATCTGGCGGCCCTTCGCGGTCAGCCGCCAGACGCCGATGCGGTGCCCGTGGGTGTTGGCCTGGGTCGACGGGACGGTGCGGCCCGTGTGCTCGATGACGCCGCCGGTGCGGAGGCTGTTGATGGCGGCGCCGAGGAAGCCGTGGCTGAGTTCGGGCAGGACGTCGCGGAGGTCGTTGCAGGAAAAGTCGTCGTGGCGCTGGCCGAAGTGGAAGACGGCCTGCTCGACGAGGAACTGGTCCCAGGACGACTGGTCGGCTATCTCCTCGAGGAGGAAGTCCTTCTCGGCGTTGGCGAGGCGTTCGGCGGGGGTGAGCTTGCGGGCCATGGCGGGCTCCCTGTCGCTGTGGTGTCCTTGGTGAGGGGCCGCCCCGATACCCGCGGGGCGGCCTCCGGCCTGTCCGGGCTACTGCTCGGTGGGCTCGGGCTCGGCGGCGAGCCAGGCGAGGAGCGGGACGGCGATGTCGCGGGCCCCGTTCGGCTTCTGGATGACCTTGCGGTTCAGGGCCGGGCAGCGAGATTTGAGGACTTCGAGCCGGTTGTCGAGGTCCATCGCCACGGCGACGTCGAACTCGTACTCGATGCCCTTGCGCTGCTCGGGCCGCATGCCGACCCGCTCCGGCTTGCCGCCGGTCAACACCCACTCCGTGTAGGAGCGCATCGAGCAGACGACGTGGCCGGGGTAGTCGAGGATCGCTGCGACCATGTCGTTTTGCAGCGGGGTGCCGTCCTTCCAGCCGGCGAACTTGTTGCCGCCGTACCGGCTGGACGCCTTCTCGACTTGGTCGAGGGTGCCGTCGGTGCCCTTCCAGAAGTGGCTGAGGCTGTCGACGAACACGGTCGGGTAGCCGGCCTGGGCGGCGGCGTCGAGGACGCGGACGAGGTCGCGGGGGTCGTAGCGGTCCATCGGGCAGGTGTCGAACTGGATGCCGCCGATCCCGGCGTAGAGGCTGGCGGCGCCCTTCTCGGTGTCGATGACGGCGAACTTGCGGCCCTCGGACAGGCCGTGGGCGATGCTGAGGCCGGTCCAGGTCTTGCCGGAGCCGGACATGCCCTGGATGGACAGTCGGGCCCGTCGCCCGACCTTGCTGGCGGGCCGGAACGCGAACTGCTGGGAGGCGCCGTTCTGCTGCGCCGCGCGGGGGGCAGTGCGGACGGGCTGCGGAAGCTGGGACATGATCAGGAGTCCTTCGGGAAGTTGATGCGGGCGTACTGGCCGAAGCGTTCGATGGCGGCAGCGTCGTAGGCGCGGGCCGCTTCTTCGGGGGTGGCGAAGAGGCCAAGGTGGTAGGACTTGCCGCCGGTCCTTATCTGGGCCCGCCAGGCCCGGCACTCGGCGTGCCAGGAGACCCCTTTGAATCCGGACGTGTTGTCCGACCGACGGCGGCTGTTGGTGGCGTTCTGGGCCTGCGTCGTAACGCGCAGATTCGTCCTGCGGTTGTCGAGCCCATCGCCGTTGAGGTGGTCGACTCCGATGACCCCGACGATGAAGTTGTGCATTTGCTGGGTGGTTCGACGTCCACCGGGAAGCGTGACGTGACGCTGGGCGTACACGGTCTTCCCGTGCGGGCGAGCGTGCCATCGGCCAGCTGCGATGACCCGCGGGTAGTCGGCCTCATCTACGAGGGCTACGTGGCCGCGCGACAAGGGCACTGTCATGGTCGACTTCAGCACTCCGCCTCCTAGGCGTACTGGCGCTCGACCCAGGCGGGGAGCGAGATCATCGGGTTGGGCGGGTAACCGGGCCATTCGCCGCGCTCGCGGCAGATGGCGTAGGTGTTGAGGGCGACCTCGTTGAGGTGGCGGCCGATGCCGCGGGCCATCGGGTCGCAGGTCGTGACGACGACGAGGTAGGGCGGGTCCTTCTCCTGCACCACGAACTGCATAGGCCGCTCGGGGTCGGCGACGTCGAGGACGGTGCCAGCCTCCTCGTACCAGTCCTGCTGCTGCGCATAGCCGTGCTCGTTGAACGCCTTCTCCAGGTCTTCGCGGCGGCAGGATCGGGCCGACTTGTAGTCGACGATCTGTCCGTCGTCGCGGAGGAAGTCGAAGCGGGCCCGCCGCCAGACGCCGTTGTCTTCCCAGAAGGCGGACTGTTCGGCGGCGCCGGAGCTGGGCTCCAGCAGGCGGGCGGCCTCTTCGTTGGCGCGCAGTGCGGCGGCCATGGCCCGCACCTGCTCCAGCTCGTGGTGCTTGAGCGGGATGCCGCCTGCGGCCCTTATAGCGGCGACCTCGGCCTTGATGGCGTCGGTGTCCCACCGTGCCGCGTCGACGAGGACGAGTTCGGGGCCGTCGTCGAGGACGAGTTTGTGGGCGGCGGTGCCGAGGTCGAGGGCCTTGTTGGGGGGCTGGGGGTTGTCGAGCCAGTGCTTGAACTTGGCGGGGCATTCGGTGACGAGCTTGCGGGCGCCGGTGGAGGACAGGCTGCCGCCGGGGATGGGGTCGGAGTGGTACAGCTCGGCGGGGATGTCGTACAGGCCGGGCTCGACCTCGACCGACGCCGCGGTCATGCGACGCCGTCCAGGGGCATCGGGCGGGCGCATGCCTCGCACAGGCGGGCGTCGGTGAACGGTCCGTCCGTGTCGCGGCAGCGGGTGCAGCGGATGGGTTGGGCGGAGAGGCCCGCGATGGCCTGCAGGACGGCGATGCCGCTCTCGTCGTACTTGGCGAGGAGGATGGCGTCCCCGTAGTCGGGGAACGTGGTGCAGAGCTTGGCCCGGTTCACGGCGTCGGCGCGGGCGATGAGGGTGATCAGCAGCTCGGTCCAGTCGTCGGCCGGGTAGCCGCCGCGGCCGAAGTGGGAGAGGATGTGAGCCGCGACCTCGGCGGGGATCTTGGGGCGTTTGCTGCTCATCTGGGGCTCCTGAGGGTGTGCTGAGGGAGGGCCGCCGCCCCCGGCTGGGGGAGGCCGCGAGGCGGCGGTCTGGGTGGCGGCGCGGAGCGAGGGAGGCTCGACACGCCGCCGGCTGGGGGGTTAGGCGGCCCCGACGTCGGCCTGCTTCTTGCTGGCCGGGTCGACGCGCAGGTGATCGACAGGGAACAGTTCGCCCTCCTGTGGCTCCAACTGCTTCGCGGCCCGCTTGATGATCCGGCGGACGCCGTCGTAGCAGTCGGGGCAGAAGGCGATCAGCCGGCTCGGCGGCAGCGAGGCGGCGACGTGGAAGTCGCCTTCGTTGATCGGGTCGCGCGGAGTGGCGATCAGGGTGATGACGCCACGCTTCGTGGTCCGCTTGCCGTTCGTCATCTCGCAGCGGCCGGGCTTCTTGGTGCGCACATCGGCGTGCTTCTTGCCGCAGGCGCCCTTGCACTCACAGCGGTCGCCCGCGCGCTTCATGACGGTGTTCCATATGGCGGCGCCGACCAGGGGCGGGCGGATCACGCTGCATTCACCGCCTCGGGTTCGATCGGCACGTCGTCCATGGCGCGGATCAGTTCGCAGCCGCGGCAGGCGCAGCGCCAGCCGTTCTCCCGCGCGCTGTCCTGGCTGTGCAGCGCGTGCAGCGCCTGGCCCTGCTCGAGGACGACGTCGCGCAGGCGCCTGATCTCGGAGTTCAGCTTCTCGACGAGCTGTACCTCGGGGTCCTTCGTCGCGTCCTCCACGTTCTGGCGGTCGCCGACCATCCCGGACAGCAGCCACTTCGCCTGGTCGGCCGCCGCCTTGAGGTCTCGGATCTGCTGGGTGGACGCCTTGCCGCTCTCGGGCAGCTCGGCCGCCCGGTGCACTACCGCGTTGATGGGCCTCGCGGACTGGCGCAGGATCGCCTGCAGGTACAGGCCGGCTCGTGCGGTCACGTCGGTCTGTGCGGACCGTCGCGCCGCCGCGTACACGGAGCGGTCGTGCTTCACCCGGTCCTGCAGCAGCGAGTTGTAGGCGTTCTCGTGGCGCCGCGACTCGGCGGCCAGGCGTTCGGCTTCCTGGTTGAGCAGCTCCAGGTCGGACAGGTGGTCGACGTTCTCGCTCAGCCGCGCGTATTCCTTGCGCAGCGCGGCGACTCGTTCGGTGGCGTTCAAGGTCATCTCCTGCGGGATGCTGGTGTCGGAGTTGGGCGCCGCCGTCGCCGGCCGGTGTCATCCGGCGCGGCGGCGGGTCAGCGCTCGGTGAGCGTGCGGAGGCGGCGGATGTCGTTGGCGGCGCCGCGCATGACCCGGGCCCGGTAGCTCTGGTCCGGCTCGAAGTCGGCCAGGCAGTCGAACCACCCGGCGGCCTCGCTCAGGGCCTTCTCGCGCGCCCCGGCCAGTTCCGTCTCCAGCTCGGCGATACGGGCCGTGGCGCTGCCCAGGTCGGACTCCAGCTCGGCGATCTGGTCGACGGCGTCCCGCAGCACGCCCTTGAGGCGCTGGACTTCCGTCAGGAGGTCGTCGATGTCCTGCCGGGCGTGGGCGATGAAGTCGGCGTCCGCGCTGGTGGTGATCTCCCCGACGTAGTCGCGCTCGGCGTCGACGATGTCGGCCGGGACGTACCTGCCGCGGCGCTTCCACGGGCCCGGTCCGGCTGCCTGGGCACGGTCCTTGATCTCCGCGAGGCGGGACGGGCTGGGCGGCCAGGGCTGGCCGTCGACCGGCAGCGGCAGGTCGGAGATCCACTTTCGGGCGGTCACGCGGCCACCGCCTTCCGAGAGGCGTCCCACAGGTCGATGCCGTGGCGGATCGCGTGGCAGCAGTGCAGGAAGCCCGGCGTGAAGTCGCTGAAGTCCCACTCCGGCAGGTCACCGAAGTCCCAACCCTTGTAGCGGAAGTCCGCCAGGGCTGCGCGGGCGCTCGACTCATCGAAGATGTCGCCCATTTCGAAGATTTCTCGGGTGACTTCAGCGCCGATGCCGCGCGGTGCCTCGCCCTCGCGGATGGAGTGGACGACGTACCGCTTGACCTGCTGCTCGAACAGGTTTGGGTCGAAGCCCTCGATCTCGTCCCGGCCGGCCCGGACCTTTTCCTGCCAGTAGCCGGGGTTGATCTGGCCCTTGAGGGCGGTGCGGCGGAACAGGTCGAGCATGTCCGGGGTGGCGTCGATGTCGAAGTGGAACGTCCAGCCTGCCTTGACGACGAGGTTGTACGGCCAGGTGATCAGCTCGAACGGGTAGCGGCCGAACGCGGAGTCGGCCGTGCCCTCGAACCTCAGGTGCCGGTACAGGCCGTCCTCGTGCAGCACGGTCATCTGGTGGCCGGAGAACCGGGCCGCGATCTCGGGGTAGTCGCTCATCGGGCACCGCCGGACAGGTCGTTGATCAGCGAGCGGAGGCGGTCGATCGTCCAGTCGACGCCCTCGGAGAAGTCCGCGTTCCGGTCCGGATTGACTGCTTCGATCGTGTCCACGATGGTGCGCAGTTTCTCGGCGAGGTAGGCGTCGAGCTTGGCCTGCGGGTCGGCGTAGCGGTCGAGCAGCGCCAGCAGAAGGTGGTGCGCGCTGCCCGGCTTCGGGGTCTGGGTGCTCATCGGGTCGCCTCCGTCACGGACTTGACGGCGTGCACGGCGTAGGCGGACCACGAGAAGCGGCGTCCCTTGCCCTCCGGGCCCTTGCGGCGCTGCATGAGGCGCCACACCTTGCCGGGGAGGTACTCGTCCCAGCGGTAGTCCCAGCGGTCGGCGCCGGACCACGCGGTCTGGCGGGTCAGCGCGTTGTCCTGTGCCGTGTCGAGGTCGGTGGCCACCGCGATCGGGGTGTTGTCGAGCATGATGACGAAGGCGGCGCTCTGCGATGATGTGGACATCGGTCCACGCTCCTGTTCTCTGCGTTCGGGTGGTGTGGATCGCGAGGCCGTTCCCGTAGCCGCGGGGCGGCCTCACTGCTGCTCAGGCAGCGGCGCGGGCGGGCTTGCGGCGGGGGCCTCGCAGAGGCACGGTGCGGGTCGCCCTGTAGTAGGCGTCGAGGTCTTCGCGGGAGACGAGGATCACGCCTCCCGGGACACGCTGGCTGCAGGGCAGGAGACCCGCCTTGATCGCGCGCCTCACGGTCTCGACGCTGCAGTCCCACAGCCATGCGACTTCGCGAAGGTTGAAGAACGGGGCGTTGATGTCCCGGGGCTCGGTGGGGATCCGCGGGGACTGCTTGGTAGCCACTTCACTTCCTTTCTGGAGGATCCGGGTGGGGGGCGAGGAGTTCGGTCTGGTTCGCTTTCAGGGCGGCTCTGAGCCGGACGTAGGTCGCGGGCTTCATGCGGGTTCGTGCACCGCGTTCGAGCTTTCGCAGGTAGCTGGCGGTTATGCCGGCCTTGGCTGCGAGCTGTTGGACTTCCATCCCCGCTGACATGCGCTTTTTGCAGATAGCCGCCCCGTCCACCTCGAAGGTGGTTGGGGCTTGTGCCATGCCTGAAAGCTACCCATAGATGCCCTGTCTTGTCTAGGCACCTGTGAGCGGCTGTGGTCAGATCATGCCTACAGATGCCCACTGACCTGCGTAAAGGTGGCGCATAGATTGGGCCTAAGTGCCCCCCAGTCCTGGCTGGTCCCCTCCAGTCCTGCGAGGATGACCCCATGCCACGCGCCGACCAACGTGACTATGAGAGGCTGGCGAGGATCGCCCGCCGCCGCCGAGTCGAACTCGGCCTTGCCCTGAACGACGTCAACGCCAAAGCCGGCGGACTCTCCAACCGGACTTGGCAGCGCGTCGAGAAGGGTCTGGAGATCCGTGAGACCAACTACGTCAAGATCGACGGCCTGCTGAGGTGGGCTCCAGGTAGCTGCCTGGGAGTGCTGGACGGGCGAGATCCCGTACCGGTGGAGGACATGAAGGACCCGGACGCCTCTGGTGTCCAGAAGTCGCCTCTGCCGCAGGAGGTTGTCGACAGGGAGGCACTCGACACCGTCCAGTTGGCACTCATCGCCACCGCCAAGGGGACGCCAGCGGAGGAGATCCGCGAGATGAGCGAGCGGGTGGTGAGGGACCTGCGCGAGCGTGGATTGATCTAGCTGAAGTTCAGCCTATTGTCGTACAACCCTTTGCGCTTTACCGTTCCGTTACGAAGTTTCCACCTGTCACATGATCTCAGCCAGTCACAAACAGGCCACGGTGTGGCAGAGTCGAGCCACGTCCTCAGAGGCTCCTTCCAGGCGAGACTAGGGGGAGCTATGCAGCAAGTAGACGCGCTCATAGTCGACTACGGGCCAACGTTCGCCGGAACGGCGGTCCGTACCGGCGAAGGGATCGTCTGTGTGGTTCCGAGTCAGATCCGCGACAGACCTGAAGCACAGGCCTCGATGCGGGAGATGGTGAGGGACCTCGGTGGTGAATGTGGTCAATGCCCGGGCTGCCCCCTGGGGCTGGCGGGCTGAGATCATGCACGACGTGGCGTCCCGGCGGTAGGGGTACCTGCCGGGCGGCCACGGCACCAGCAGTAAGGGGGCGGCATGGCCAGACGTGCGCAGGACATCTACACCGAGTGGCGAGGCGGCACTTGCCGCGTGAAGTGGTGGTCAGGCGAGTACCACGACGGCGGCCGCAAGCGCTTCGAGTCCAAGGGTGGCTTCACCGACGAGGACGAGGCGTTCCAATACGGCCAGGACAAGCTGTACGAGATCCGTCACGGGACGCACGTCAAGAACCGCGACGGCGCAACCCTCATGTCGGACTGGCTGGACGACTGGCTCGCGGGCCTGGACCATGCCCACCTGACGGAGCAGAACTACCGGTCCATCGTCGAGACTCACATCCGCCCGTACTTCAAGAAGCGCAACGCCGCCGTCGCCGACATCGACGTCATCGCCTACCGGGCGTTCCGGAAGCACATCAACGGCGCGCTGAAGCCGAACACGGCGAAGAAGGTCATGACGATCCTCGGGATGATCCTCGACGACGCCGTGCCCCGCCTCATCAAGGTCTCCCCAGTCGAACGCACCCGGCGGCGCGGCAGGTATACGCGCAAGCCGAAGGAGCGCAAGCGGGACATGACCGAGGAAGCCGTCGAGCAGCTGGCCCGCAACGCGCGCACCCTGTTGGGTGAGCCGGGCTACGCGTTCATCTGGACGATGGCCATGACCGGCATGCGGCCGGCGGAGCTGTACGGGCTGACCCGCGAGTACTGCTACCCGAACTGGCCGGGATCCGATCTGCGGCTGAACCCGGACGAGCGTGACCGGTACGAGGACGACCTGGAGCGGTACGGCAAGGGAGACGGGCTGATGCCCGCGATCCGCGTCGAGCGGCAGGTGCAGTACAAGGACAGCACGCTGACCTTCATGGCGCCTAAGTACGAGAGCTACCGCAGCTTGGTCATCCCGCCGTTCCTCGCCGAGCTGCTGGACAGGCTGCTTGCCAGCCATGACAGCCAGTGGGTGTTCCCTGCCCTGAACGGCAACAGCCTCGGAGTGATGAACTTCAGCTACGTGTGGTGGCGGCCTATCGCTGACGGAGCCGAGGAACGGGTCGGGCGCCAGGCCCGCTGGAACCGGTCGGCGATCCCGCCGGTGCCGTCGTTCGCGGGGAAGCGGCTCTACCTGATCCGGCACGGTCACAAGGCGTGGCTGGACGAGGACGGGCACCCCCGGTTCGCGGTGGAGTCCCGCATGGGCCATGAGGTGCCGGGTGTCGAGGGCACATACTCGAGCGTGACGGTGGCGATGGAGCGTGCCATCATGAAGACGCTGCAGGAGCGGTGGGAGCGTCTGCAGGAGCGGACGCAGCGGGCGGGGAGCTAGCTGGTTTCCCAGTTGTTTCCCACTCGCCGATCAGGGATCAAGGGATGCGCAGGTCAGGGCGTCCTGGAGCCCTGATCCTTCAAGTACTACGACTTCTCGATGTCAGACATTCGCGCGGTCTGATGACCGCGCGGTTTGAAGTCGCCTGAGTCCTCTAGCTGGGGCAATAGCCAAAATCGGCAGCCATCTGTACTCATGTGTGGGCCTCTGTAGGCATGCTTGTTTCCCGTTCGTTTCCCAGTGGCAGACTGACCCCTGGGGCGAGGCATGAAAGCGCCGGACCCGGCCCCCTTGGGGACGCCCTCAGAGGCGGTGGGTGGGGAACCGGGTCCGGCTTCTATTTTCAACGAGTGCCTGCGCTTCGAGTCACCCGTTCCGGTGAACGCCTGCTGGAGGTTGCCAGGCCTCACCGTGCGGCTCGCCGTCCGGCCGTCGAGGGGGTACACGGCCGGACGATGAACCGATCGGCGCTCCGGAGACCTGAACCCCGCAGCACCGACGCCTTCCCTCTTCAGATGACAGGGCCATGCACCGCGGGCTGGATATATCCAGCCCGGATGCAGGGTCATAGCTTCAGACCCCACGTCATGATCGACGGCAGGGGTCCTGATGCCAGAGGAGCGAGCGCGCCATCGGCGCATCGCTGCTGACATTCGCCGCCGCATCGCCACCGGTGAGTGGCGGCCTGGCGATCCGCTGCCTTCGAGAGCCGAGCTAGCTGCCGAACTCGGCGTGAACCCTCAAACCGTTCGCCTCGCCTACGTCCTGCTGCGTCGGGCCGGCGTACTTGAGGGCGAGGAGCGTAGAGCCGTATATGTGGCGCATCCTCCTGTTATGCGCACTCTGACGGACGCTGATGCGGATTGGCCGTTCTCCAGCGAGGCCACCGACACCAGTCCGCGGCGGGCCACGGAAGAACTCGCCGAGCGCCTCGACGTCCCTGCAGGAGCGATGCTGCGGCACGAGACGGTGGAGTGTCTGGACCCGGGCGGCAGGTCCGCCATGCTGGTGTCGACGTGGTGGTGCGGCGAACGCCGGCCGCATTCGTCGTTCACGGCGGAACTGGGGGTGACGCCCCTTAGGAGGGAACACGCGCATGCTCTTGGCCTGCTCGTCGACGCTCTGGCGTTTCGTGTGGTGCGGACTCGCCTCGATGCTCAAGGTCGCCCCCTAGAGACTGCTGACCTGATCCTGCCGATGGATCGCTGGCTGGTTAGGTTGGCGCCCGCCGCGCAGCGGTGAGCGTTTACAGTCCGGGCGTGTGGGGCGCCTGGCGTCATGAGTAAATCTCAGTTCACGCCTTTCCGGAAGATGTCCCCTGCATATTCTCTGACTTTCTGTTGACGCTTCGTTCGTTTACGTAACCGTATGCCAGGCGTTGGCCAGGCATGTTCAGGTCTTGAGCTGGTCGAGAGTCCGGTCAGCAAGGTCGCGCCAGTCCCGCCGCAGTCGCTCGCCCAGGTCGCAACTCTGGTCGACGTCTCGGCAGGTCCAACACTGGGTGGCATGACGCGCGTACCGGCCGTAGGCCTCCCGGACGGGCGGAAGGCGGACACCGGCCGCAACGACGGGCGGCCTTTCGGCGGGGGGCGGGGGGTTCGTAGGCTCGTCCACGTCGACGCTCCCTGTAGCTGTCGGCCATGCCCCCGGGCCGTGTCCGCGGTCGCGGGGGTCCTGCAATTTCACGGTACCGCTCTATACCGCTACATGGAGCACTGTGCCGCTACCTGCGGGAGTGCGGAGCAGTAGGCGGCTCTACGTTCGAACCATGGGTGATCAAGAGCCTGTGGTGGACCCCTCCCGGCCGGTGTACGTGTGGCAGCAGGTCGCGGACCACATCGCGCACCGGATCGCGGCCGGCGAGCTCCAGCCGGGCGCCCGGCTGGAGGGCGAGCGGGAGCTGGCCGAGGCCCTCGGTGTCGCCGTCGGCACGGTGCGGCGGGCGGTGGTGGACCTGCGGGAGCGGGGCCTGGTGGTCACGCTGCCGTCGAAGGGCACGTACATCGCGTAGCGGGCCCCGGAGTCATAGCCCGCTGTCAGACCTCGCGGCTACGCTGATCGCCATGTCCACCTCTCCCCCGCCTGAGGGTGTCGCCCGGCCAGCCGCGGTCGTGAACACGGAGATCCGTGCGCTGCTGGAGCGGACCCGTCGGCGCCTGTCGGATGTGGAGCGGGGCGAGTACGAGGAGCTGCTGCGGGAGTGGGCGGCAGCAGTGCGGGCCGAGGTTACGACCGCCGCGTAGGATCCGTTCGTGAGCGATTTCGATTTCCCTGATGACCTGCTGGAGCTGGAGCGTGCCGCGTGGGCGGCGATGCAGGCCGGGACGCTCACCGCTGACCAGGCCGACGCCGTACAGCAGCGGATCACCGCCTACGCCTCCGAGGCCGGGCTGTCACGGTACGACGTGGAGATGGCGCTGAAGCGGGCCGTCCGGCACGCGGAGGGCTAGGGCCGCCACTCCTCGCGGTAGCCGGGCCGGTCGGCGTAGGGCAGCGCGAGCGCTCGAAGGACCGGGTTCATCGCGTCCAGGAGCAGTCCGAGGTCCAGGCCGGGCTGAGGGTGCTTCGGCGGATCGACCGCCTTCCGAGCCGCCCTCTCGTTCCAGTAGGCGCACTGGTCGATGATCTGCCGCTTGGCGTCGATCTCGCGCAGCACCCGCGCCGGATTGTGCGCGGCGATGAAGTCGGCATCAGCGAGCCCCTGCTCAGTGTCCGCAGTTTCGACTCCCGCTCCCGGACGCCCGAAGTCGACGGTCCAGCCGTAGTCGCCGACGCCGCTCTGCACCCACGGCCCAAGCGTCGCCGCCCGCGCGATCCGCTCGTCCTCGTCGAGCTGGGCGTGCAGCCACTGCGCCAGGTCGTCCATGGCCCCTCCAAGTCCGCGGCGCCCCGCCCGGGCGCTGTACCGGGCAGGGCGCCGTCCGAGTGCTGCACGCGCTCAGCAGACGCGAACAGTGATGCGATCAGGCTAGCGGGGAGCGCCGACAGCGCTGGGGCGTCGCGTCGACAGCCTGTATTCCCCGGCCGGGCCCTGCGGGGCGCGGGCGGCCGGCAGCTGGTTGCGGTGCCGGCGGAGGATTTGCCGCAGCGCGCGGGCGGCGACCGGGTACGGGCGGTGGGCCATGGCGGACAGAATGGCAGACGATCACCCGGGCTCGGGCCACTCCGTCAACACGGCGCCGGACTCCTCGTCGGTGAGGGTGATACGGGCGCCGGGCTGGCCCCAGCCGCCGATCCACTCGGTGAGCTTGCCGCGGGCGACGGGCTCGCTGTCCCACCAGCCGTGGGCGACCGCCCGGCCGGCGGCGTGCAGCGTGACCCGGTAGCGGCCGGGCGGCGGGCTGGTCATGCGAGCCGGATCCCGCGCGGCCGGCCGGGTTCGCGCACGATGGCGGCCTTCGCTTCGAGCTCGCGCAACTGGTAGTGGACGGAAGAGGGACGCAGGTCGACGGCGTGGGCGATTTCGGCGACGGTGGGGGCGTCGCCTTGGTCGGTGATGGCCGTGCGGATGCAGTGGAGGATCCGCTCCTGGGTGGTCGTGAGGTACTCGACTTTGTGCCTGGCCATACCCCGATGGGAGCACGTGTTCGATTTTTGGCGCAAACTGACCTTGTGACCGACCTGCCGCCCGACCTGCCCCGTCTCCGCACCCTGGAGACTTGGCTCGCCCTCGCCCTCGACGACGTCCGGAAGGCGATCGCCGTAGCCGAGCAGCGGGAGCGCGAGCGGCAGCGCGGCATCGAGGCCCGGCCAGCGCCCCCCGAATGGCTGCTGGAGCTCGGGCTGAACCGCGACGCCCCGCCGGTGCAGGTCCACGTTGGCGGCTGCTGGAACGCCGGGAAGCGGTCGCGTGGCGTCAGCCGGGAGGACGCGCTGCGGGCCCTCGCCGAGGGCGTGAAGGCGTGCTCGGCGTGCCGGCCCGACTCGAAGCTCGGGTTCCTGGAGGGTTAGGCGGTCCGTCGCGGCTTCCGCGCCGGCTTCTTCTCGGCCTTCTTCGCCGCCTTCTTCGCCGCCTTCTTCGGCGGCGGCAGCTTGTGGACCTCGGCGTGGCCGCCGTCCTCCCGACTGGCCCGCGCCTTGGCGACGGAGGCGTTGAGCGCGGCCATCAGGTCGACGAGCTGTCCGGTCTCCGCGGCGGGCTCCGGCGCGGCCGGCATCTCACGGTTCTCCCGCTTGGCCTTGATCAGCTTGGCGACCGCCTCCGTGTACGCGTCGCGATACTCGGGGCCGGTGAGTTCCTCGACGGTCATGGTGTCCATGAGGGCCAGGGCGCCCTTGATCTCCTCCTCGGTCACCTCGACCGGGGGCGGCGTGAGGCTGGCCGGGTCGCGGATCTCGTCGGGCCACCGCATCGCGTGGAGGACGATCGCCTCGTCGCGGACTCGGAGCAGGCCGAGCCGTTCGCGGCCGGACCAGGCGTAGCGGGCGACAGCGACCCGCTCCGACCGGGCGAGGGCCTGGCGGAGCAGCTTGTACGGCTTCGCGGCGACCTGCCCGTCCGGCTGGAGGTAGTAGCCCTCAGCGATCCGGATGGGGTCGATCGACGACAGCGGCACGAACGCGACGATCTCGATCGCCTTCGCGGTCGGCAGGGGCAGGTCGCGCAGCTCCTGATCGGTCACCGGGACGATGTGGTCCCGCACGATCTCGTAGCCCTTGCCGATCTCCGACTGGGCGACCTCGCGGTCCTCCAACTCGCAGATCTTCCTCGTGCGGACGCGGCCCATGTCGGTGAGGTGGACGCGGTGGAAGTGGATCGAGTGGTCCTCGGTGGCGCTGACCACGTGAATCGGCACGGTGACCAGGCCGAAGCTGATGGCGCCGGACCAGATCGTGCGAGGCATAGCGGACCTCCGACTTCCTGCCCCGAGCAGGCTCCAGCCTATGGCGCACGCGCGGCCGGCGCAGCCCGCCCGGCTCAGGGCAGCCGCAAGCCTCCCGTGGGGAGCCGGGAGGCGCGGCGGGCCCTGCCGGTCGGCGGAACACGGCAGGGCCCGACCGGATCTCACCCGGGGGTGGAGCGGGATCCGTGCGCACCACCATGCATTACTTCCAGCCACGGCGGAAGATCTCGGCCACGAGTTTCTCGCGGCACGCAGAAGGCCCGCCGCGACGGGGGACGCGCGGCGGGCCTGCGGCAAGTCTGGCACGTGGGCGGGGGACCGGGCGGCGGGAACGTCTGACGCGGATGGCCTTACCGTCCCCCTATGAGTACTCCAAAGACGATCTACCCTCAGTCCGAAGCCCGCCGACTCCGCGACCACCCCTGCATCCACTGCGGCAGGATGAGCCGCATCGATCGCAAGCCCTTGAACGACATGGCTGGCGCCGTCGACCCCGACGTCTCCGTCCTCTGGTACTGCCCCGACAACCTCTGCGCCGGGCACGACGGCTTCTCGACTGAGAACCAGTAAGCTGACGCAGCGGCGCCCCGCCCACTTACTCTGGGCGGGGCGCCGCGCCGTGCCGGTACGTCTACTGGCGGGCGAGCAAGTAGGGCTTACGGGACCGGGGGCCCCGCCGGATCACGCTCCATCCCGCAGCTTCCAAGGTGTCGGCGTACTCCCACACCATCTGCTGCCGCTCGTCCGCAAGCTCGTCGTCGCTGGGGCGATCAGGGTCCAGCAGGTCGACATTCGGCACCACATGCGAGACGCGCGCCATCCCGTCGCGGCCTCCGTCGACTCGGTAACCGGAGTCCTCGCAGGCTCCGTACTGGTTGTAGACCGCTGGTGTGTGCTTGACGGACAGGGCGCGCCTGGCGGCGTCCTCGACCGTGTTGAGTTGCGGCATGTCAGTTCGTCCTCTCTAGGTAGCGGTAGATGGTGGTGCGGGCGACGCCGAGTTCGTCGGCGATGTCCTGCACGGTGTGCTTGCGCTTGCCGTCCTCACCCAGTTCGTCGTACATCCGCTGGGCCAGCTCGATCTGGCGCGGGCGCAGCGCTTTCTTCCTCCCGCCGACTCGCCCTCGGGCGCGGGCAGCTTCGAGGCCGTCGCGGGTCCGCTCGACGATGAGGGACCGCTCGAACTCGGCGATGGCGCCGAGGATGTGGAAGAACATCCGCCCGGCCGGGGTGCTGGTATCGATGCCCTGGCTGAGCACGACGAGGTTGACGCCCTTCTTCTCCAGCGTCTCGGCGAGCTCGATGAGGTTCTTCAGGGAGCGTCCGAGCCGGTCGAGCTTGGTGATGACGAACTCGTCGCCCTCCCGGGCCGCGATGAGGGCCTTGTCGAGCTCGGGGCGCGAGGCGAGCTTGCCGGATGCCTTGTCGACGAAGACGGGGTCGCAGTCGGCGGCCTTGAGTGCGTCCTCCTGTGCGTCGGGGTTCTGGTCGCGCGTGGAGACGCGGCCGTATCCGATTCTCATGGACGACACGACCCCAACGGGCCGGGGGGCACAACGAAGGGCCCCGCTCCTCGATGGGAGCGGGGCCCGCGATGCGGCATGTTATCCGGGCTCAGGCTCCCAACGATCCTCCGCGAGACACAAGTTGCCGAGGGTTCTCGGCGCCCTCCCCTTGCCATAACGTCTCACGGTGAGGCATTATGGAGTCATCGCCAGGGAGGGAACCCACGATGAACACCACCGCAGCCGCCATCCAGGCCAACGTCACCGTCGCCACCATCCGCACCTGGTGCCGCCGCGGCGTCATCGCCGCCGTCAAGGCCGCCGGCCGCTGGGTTGTCGACGCCGTCTCCCTCACCCGCCGCATCGCCATCGGCGCGATGAAGCGCCCCGCTCGCCAGGAGAGGACGCCCGTGATCGACCTGACCGCCACCTACACCTTCACCCACGCCGGTGACACCGAGCCCACCACCATCACCCCCACCGTGAAGCGCCGCACCACCTCCGACGGCGCCTCCCTGATCACCGTCTCCGGTCTCGCCCCCCTCTTCGCCGATCGGTTCGACGCCATCTCCGACGACGGCGACCGCATCCACGCCCTCACCGTCTTCCGCAGTGCCCGCATCGTCATCAGCGACACCTACGACGCCGACTGGGACGGCGACCCGCAGGCCCGCGAGGGCGGCCAGCTCCGCACCACGTACCGCGGCGGCGCCGCCGGCATCACGGTCGACGACGTCCTCGGTCTCGCAGCCCAGCTCCGCACCCAGCTCGCCCCCTGACCGAAAGAAGCGACCTTCATGACGGACAACGCGTCTCCCGAGCAGATCCGCACCATCAGGCAGCTACTGCGCCAGCAGGCCCTCGACGGGGAAGCCGGCACGGTCGGCTTCTTCAAGGGCCCCACCGACCCGGACGGCATCGCCGCCCTCACCCGGGACGAAGCCGACCTGTACATCGACTCCCTCCGAGGTGACTACTGATGACGCTCGTCAAGCTGGCCATCCACGAGGGCCGCGCGCCGGTCGAAGTCGACCTCGACACCCTGACCCCGAAGGCCCGCGCCCTGGCCGAAGCCATCCACATGTCCTTCGGCCACCAGCCACTCGGCGTGCTCTGCGACACCGGCAGGACCAAGGGAGAACGCCCGAACCACCGCTACATGCACGGCACAGGCCCGGAAGCCGACCGCATCGGCGCCGAGCCTGACCTACGCTTCATGACCAACCTGGAGCCGCTCCCGCGGAACGCCGAGACGACGCCGGAGGAGTGGCTGGAGTACAACGCCCGGCAGATGCCCCACGACGCCTGGCCGATCGCCGGCGCGAAAAGCCGCATGGAACCCCTCGACGAGCGGGTGCCGTCAGCAGACGCAGCGCGTGAGGACCGGTGTCTGACCCGGGACCAGTCCCTGCGCTACCTGGGAGAGCGCGGCATCGTCGTCAGTAACGACGCGTGGATCATGTTGCAGAAGGCAGGCAACGCACCGCAACCGCGCCACTATGCCCTCAACGGACGGATGCCGCTGTGGCACGTCGATGACCTCGACGCTTACGCCACCCGGGACTACGAGCGCTGGCCGATCAGCTGGGTTGCCGAATATCTCGGCTACGAGGGAGAGTCCGCGACCGGCAGCGCCCGCAAGCAGCTCTCCCGCTGGGGGCTGCACGCGGTGGGCCGGGCGCCGGGGCGCGGCGGCGAGAGCCTGTACGCGGCCGACCAGGTGCAGGCGGCGCACTCCGCTCGTCCGGGGAAGGGGCGTCACGGTGCCATTCGAGAAGGGGGCCGGTTCACCGCATCCAGCAAGCCCTGACCTGTCCCCGGACGCGATGAAGCGCCCCGCTCCCCTGCCGAAGCAGGAGGGCGGGGCGCCGTCGTTCACGCGGTCTCGTCGGGTGCCGGCGGTTCGGGCGACGGCTCGGGCGACGGGGCAGGGCTCGGCTCCGGGGCTGGGCCGGGCGTCGGCTCGGGCTCGGCCTCACCGATGTCGACCAAACTGCCCGTGTCGGCCTCGTTGTCGTTCGGCCTGGGCTCTACAGGGGTCGGGTCAGGCATGATCACACTCCAGTTCGGTAGTACTCGTCGACCAGCGGATGAGCTGGCTCCGGCTCGATACCGGCGCGGTGCATCTGCCGCGCCCACCGGTCCGTCGTCGATGCGAATGCCCGCAGCATCGCCTCCAGCCGCGACATGCGGCCCCGCAGCTGGCCGTTCTCCTCGTCGACCCGCTTCACCGTCGCCTCCAGCACCGCGAGGTTCGCGGACTGCTGCGCGGGCGCCGCGTTCGCGCGGGCCGCGGCCTCCGTAGCGGCGGCCGTCGCCTTGGCGGCGTCCCGGGTGGCCCGGGATATCCACCAGCTGCCCCCGCCGAGGACGCTTCCGGCGGCGGCGAGGACTGCTGCCCATTCGGCCACGTTCATCAGGCCCTGCCTCTCTGGGGCCGCGGAGCTGGGGGGACCGAGTACTCGGGCACCGTGGCCGCCCAACAGATGACCCCGATGTGCGAGGTCAGGTACCAGAGTGCGACGAACCCGCCGCGGGAGTAGCCGTTGGTGACGACGGCGTAGGTGTAGGCGATCGTCCACACCGTGGGGGGAGCGAGTGCGGCGAGGAAGCCGAGTTTGTCGCGGCCGATCCGCAGGAACGCGGATCCGAGGGTGGTGAGGCCGCAGACGATCCACAGCCAGGACCACTGGCGCAGGTCACCGAACCGCGTGAGGAGCTGCAGACCGCGGTCGGCGGTAGGGGGTGTCAGCAGGAACGAGAGGCCGTAGCAGGTCTTGCCGACACCGAGGATGAGGAGGAACACGCCGCGGCGGCCCAGGGCCTTGTGTAGCCGCCGGGTCGCACGGCACGGCATCAGATGGCCCGCGGCGGTTCGGTGGCGGCCGGCGCGGACGGTCGGGCCGGGGCGATCTGCCCGCGGGTCAGCAGGGCGAGGCTGGTGAGCACGACCGCGTTGACGGCGCCGATCTTCTCCGTGGACAGCTCCAGGCCGTAGGCGGCGAGCAGCGCGGCGACCGCGGCAACGAGGCCGGTGAACGCTGACGGGGCGATGGGCCGGGTGACGGCGGCGGTGGCCGCGGCGAACACGGCGCTGATGACGGCGACGATCGCGCCGGCCTGCTCGGCGGACAGGCCGAAGCCGAACGTGACGAGCAGCGACAGGCCCGCGCTGACGGTGGCGATGATGAGCGCGGGCTCGCGTCCGAAGATGCGCATGGTCACGCCTCCTTGCTGAGCTTGTCGACGGCGGCCTGGAGGGCGGCGACCTGCTTCGCGAGGTTCTTCACGAGGGAGTTCGTCTCGCGGTCCTGGAGGAAGCCGTAGCGGAGGTAGCTCTCGGCGGTCCAGTGGCGGTTGCCCTGCTTGTCCTTGTCGCCGTCGGGCGACGAGAGGACGCCGTCCGTGGTGAACAGGGTCTTGACGTCGTTCTTGTCGGCCACGAGGGGCTCCTTGGTGGTGGTCTTGCCGGGGGCCGTGGCGCCCGGGCTCCAGGACGCCGGGTGCTTGAGTCGCTCGGCGACGTCGGCGCGGAACTGCCGCGGGGTGAAGTCGAACCGGCCGCGGGCGCCGTAGCCCTCGACCGGGCCGCGGGGGTCGACCTTGCCCTCGACGCTGGTCTCCTTGTGGCAGCCGACCGACTCGGCTGACCATCCGTACTCGCGGCAGATCGCGGCGTTGATGCGGACCCACGCGTCGTACTGGGCTCGCGGGTACACGTCCCGGCCGTCACCGAGGTTCTCGGTCTCGATGCCGTAGGAGATGTCGTTGCCGTCGATCGTGCCGCTCGCCCGGGACGGCGCCGGGTGCGTGGACTTCTCGTCGCGGAAGGACTGGTAGGCGTTGACCGCCATCGGCCCGGCGTGGTTCGCGCGGCCGGCCGAGCACATGGTGGCGACGCCGTCCTTCGCCAGGTGGATGTGCGCGAGGGGCGGCGGGAGGCCCGGGACGCCGGTCTCGGCGACGATGCCGAGGGAGTTCCGGCCAGCGGTGTGGTGGTTGAGGATCATGCGGACCGGCCCGAAGGCGAGCCCGGTCTCGTCGTCGCGCTCGCGGGTGCGCCATCCCGGGTACTCGGAGACCTTCACGCCCTCCGCGCGCAGGATGGCGATGAACCGGTCCGGGGACAGGGGTGTAGCCATACAGGCTCCTGAAATGGGAAAAGCCCCGGTCCGGGGCTGCGTGCTGCGGGTGGGGGCGTGGGGTCAGAGGCTGGCGAAGCACCCGTTGAAGCCGATCCACGGCGGCTTGGCCGTGCTGGTGATGCCGTAGAGGATGAGCTGGCCGGCGGGCGTGATGTCGAGCTTCATCGTGATGCGGTCGCTGGAGACGTCGCTACAGGGCACGACGATGGTCCGCAGTGTCGACGGCCGGGCGCTGGCGGGGAGCGTGGTCGTGTTGAGGGTGAAGCTGCCGGGGATCGTGCTCGGGTAGGAGTCGCGGCTGATGCCGCCCCGGAGCATGATGCTGTCCTCGCCTGCGAAGTTCACGATGCGGTACTGGAAGTTGCCCTGGCTGTTCCCGTTGTGGCTCCAGCCGGACGCCAGCGGCACCGTGGTCCAGGCCCGGGTACCGACGGACACCACGACCCAGGCGCCTTCGGAGCGGAGCTCCAGGCGCTTCACGTCGTCGAGCCACGTGAGCGTGCCGTCGACGGGCGCCTGCGCGCCGACGAGGGTGGCGCTGCGAGCGGACGCAGAGGCGAACCGCATCACACCGCGCGGGATGACGCCGGCAGCGAGCAGCTTCACAGCGTCGGGGATGCTGGGGGCGTCGGTCATCTGCCAGATGCCGATGCCCTGTCCGTACTGGTCAAGGTCGGGCACGCGGCCCCCTTTCTAGATGAGCCGGTAGTGGCTGGCCACGTCGTACTGGGCCCACTTCTGGCCGGTGGTCGACAAGGTGGCCGTGAAGTCGCCCAAGGTGACGTTGCCGTTGGGGAAGAGGGTCATGACGCCGTGGATGCCGGTGATGATCTGCACGGTGTAGCGGACCTGGGACGCTGGCCTGGCCTCGGTGGGCAGCGTGGCGACGACCGCGCCCGACGTGAGGGTGCCGGACATGACGGCCAGCCCGGACAGGCTCGCGGTACCGTCGTCCCATATCCGGTAGGCGGGCTCGTAGTAGGGGCTCAGACGTGACCAGCCGGAGGCCAAGGGCAGCGTCGTCCATGTTCGGGTTGCCGTGGCGGTGCGGCCCCACGCGAGCCAGTTCCCAGCTGAGTTCTGGTCGATGACGATGACGTCGCCGACGGCGGGCAGCGAGTAGGTGGGCATGCACCGGACTGCAGGGATGCCGTCAACGTCGACGGTCCCGTCGGAGCCGACGGCCGTGACGGTGGCGAGCCGCCAGTCCGAGCCGCGGACCGACGGGGCCCTCTCCCCCGCTCTGGTCGCCTGCTGCTTGAGGGCCCAGGCGAGGTCGCGGTGCACGGCGGGCGCCGGCCGGCTGGGCAGCGTCGTCACGCGTCCTCCTTCGCCGAGATGGTGGAGATCGGCAGGTCGCCGTCCTGCGACAGCGGCACCGTGAACGCGGCGACCTGATGGAGTTCGCGGCTGCCGTCCTCGTGGGTGACGCGGATGACGTCCCCCGCCTCCAGCGCCGGATTCGGCAGCGCGCTGATGTCGCCGCTCGCGTTGGGGGTCTTGGCCTGCTGCAGTTTCAGCGTGGCGGCCTGCTGGCAGGCGGCGAGCGTCGTCAACGTGCTGGAGCTGTAGAAGGTCGGCCGCCGGCCGAAGGGCCCGCCCCAGCGGGTGGGGCTGCCGGCGTCGTTGTCTACGGCCAGGTAGGAGACGGGGGGCGCGTTCTCCGAGGTGTTCTCGCCGCGGGCGAGCACGCCGTTGAAGACCTTGTCGCTGGACATCGCCCGGTTGGCCTTGATGTAGACGCCGCCTTCAGTGGCCTCCACCGCCCACACCGGCTCGGCCGTGAACAGGTCGGGCAGGCGGCCGATGGTAAAGACGCCGTCCGCATTGCAATACGCCTCGGCGCCGGCCGCCGCGGCGATCTCCTGAGCGCCTGCCCACGGATCGGCCTCGATGTCGAAGATGCGGCGCCCGATCGGGGCGTCTTCGATCAGGCTGATGATGTCGGCGTCCGGGATCGACCGCTGGATGAGCGCGGTGACCGCGCCCACGACAGTGCCGCTGGCGGAGTACGGGGCGGTCAGCTTGTCGTCGGCGACGATCGCCGACAGGTCCTTGCCCTGCAGCTGCACCGGGCCCTCGTTGACGTCGCCGTCGACGCTGTCGAGCCGGAAGACTCCGAGGGGCACCAGCTCGCTGCTGCCGTCGCCGTACTCGACGCCGCGGCTGATCCGCAGCCGGGCCCCGTAGGTGGCGAGCTGGTCGGTCGGGGTGCGCGGGATCAGCGAGGGGTCGGCGACGGTGACGGTGCAGGTGCGGCGGATCGCCTGCCCGCGGTCCACCGTCACCGAGCCGCCGGTGTGCTCCAGCTCGAGGACGCGGCCGTCGGTCAGGAACAGCTGCACACGCGTGACCACGTGGTGCGACTCGGCGAGCCGGGCCAGGAACCGCTCCGAGACGGGGTACACGGCATCACCCCGTTCGGCGGTCGAGCAGCAGAGCCTCGCTGGTGGCGTACACCGGCAGCAGGTCAGCGCACGTGGCGAACTCGGTGACCAGGTCCTGCCAGGTCCGGCCGGCGGCGCCGTTGACGCCGGTGGTGACCGGCATGTCCTGCTCGGTCAGCGGCAGCGACCAGGCCCGCCACTCCTCCTGAGCGAGCGGGCTCACGCGCGCCTCCGTGACCTCGCCGACGGTGACGTACATGTCGGCGACGCCCATGCCCGACGCGGCCTGCCACAGCAGCGTGTTGCCGGAGTCCAGCAGCAGGTGCAGAGCCTCCCGCTCGGCGTCGGACCGGGTCCAGATGGCAAGGTCGCCCTCCAGGCCCTGCCGTCGGCCGGACAAGATGACCTTGTTGCGGCGCCCGCGGACGACGTGCACCGCCTGCTCGATGGGTCGCTGCCAGTCCGGGGCCCGCTCCACCATGACCAAGCAGTTCCGCTGCGGGTTGCCGGGGTCCTTCAGCCACGCCGTGCTGATGTCGGCGAGCGTGAGCGTTACCGGTTCCGACGACCGGGTGAAAGCCAGCGCACCGGCGGGCGAGTGCACCTCGATGCGGTAGTGCACCGGCTGCCCGAGCGGAGCCTCATGGTCCTCGATGAGCATCGCGTCCGAGGTGATGACCTGCTGCACGATCAGCCCGTTGACTCCGCGGACCGGGGCCCGCTTGCCGTCCGGCGTCACCCGGTACACGGTGAGCAGGTAGTCGAGCGGGAGCTCCCGCAGCGTCAGCAGCACATACCCGTCGTCGGGGCGAGCCTCCACCGCGGTCTGTGGCAGCACCTGCCACAGGGTGACCGCGTCCACGTGAAGGACGCTCCCGGCCGCCGACGCCGCGGGCACCAGCTCGACGGCGGCCTGCGCCGCGGCCTCGGGGGCGACCGCGTCTGCGGCGCACGCGTACCAGCCGGTGCCCGCCAGCGCGTACCCGACACCGGTCGAGGCGCCGAGGTCGGCACCTCCGGCGTCGTACCACCGCACCCGGACGGTCACGCTCGCCCACGTGCCGCCCGCCGTGCGCATGATCGCCTGCGCGCGCCAGTTCACCCCGGGGGTGACCGGCCACCGCGCCGAGCGCACCGTCGACGTGGTCGCCGTCGACGAGGTGACGGCCAAGGCGTAGGCACCCTCGTAGAAGCTGCTCCCCCACGGGGTGGTCCGGGCCAGCGTCGCCACACCGGCAGCCGTCGACCAGCCAGCAACGCCCTGCTCGAAGCTGGAGTCCGCGTAGGGCAGCACGCTGCCCGTCACCAGCTTCGGCGCCACGGTGACGGCCACCGTCTCCAGCCGCAGCACCTGCCCCGCAGTCGCCCCGTCCAGGCCCGCAGCCACCGCGCAGGTGGCCGCCGCCGGAGGCGCCACCATGCTCGCCCGCTGCCGGTACAGGCCCGTGCCCGGTGCGGCGAGCGTCGACCGCTGTACCCCGACCTGGGTACCGGTCGAGTCGTAGAAGCGGAGCTCGATCCAGGCCGTGGAGGACGTCGTCGGCGGCTGCAGGTAGGCGTAGGCGATGTACTCGGTACCCGGCGTGACCGCGGGGCGGTCCACGGTCAGCGCGCTCGCGGTACCCGCAGCGGACGCGGTGACGGCCAGCACCTGGCCGCCCGCGACGTAGTTGGTGACGGCCCAGCCCATCGTCGGCGCCTGCCGGGAAATCGAGGCGTTGGCCCCGGCCGCCCAGCCGCTCAGATCGATCTCAGCCGACTCAGTATTGAAGTCGAACAAGTTGCCGAGGATTCTGATCGGCAACCCGAAGTAGACGTTCTCCCAGTAGTGGTTGACCCCGGCGCCGGTCTCCGTGGACGACAGCAGCACCTGGGCAGTGGCCGCGTTCACCGGCGCCGGGCCGGCTACGGAGACCCGGTGCCAGCTGGCTGAGGCGGCCGTCGTGGTCAGCGACCATGTCACGCTGATCTCGGCGCCGGCCGCAGTCAGCCAGCGGATTCCGATCCGCTCCGGCACCGCGCCCGCCGCGTCCGCGAACGCGTAGTACACGGTGCCGGGGGTGATCGGGTAGGAGGAGACGGTGCGGGCCTGCGTCTCCCCGGCCGCCACGCTCTTGACGACGAGGCAGCCGTCGCCGTTCCGGCCGCCCACGCCCTTCGCGAGGGTGGCGTTGAGTTTCGCCACCCAGCCCGACGTGTTCGGGTCGATGGACTCCGTCGTCGGGCTGAGGAAGTTCCCGGGGATCGCCAAGGTGACCTCCTCAGCTCGCGGTGATGACGGAGATCAGCTCTCGCTGCCCCTGCTGCATGACCTGCTGCGCCTCGCCGCGGACCCGGCCGAGAAACTCGCCCGAGTCGAGGTAGAGGCTGCCCTCGAACGCGGCCGGTCCCGACGGGCCGCCGCGCGCCGCCAGCGAGGTAAGGGCGTTGGCCTGCGCCGTCGTGAACACCGGCTCCGGCCGCCCGGTGCCGTTGTACGCCAGGTTGAAGCCAGGCTGCAGGTAACCGCCCGAGTCGTAGCTGCCCGGCTTGAAGCCGTACCAGGAGTCGAACAGGCGGTCGTTGTAGCCGCGGGCTCGCCGCCCGACGACCACCCCGTCACCGCCGCGACTCTCCACGTTGACGCCGCCGAGGGTGCCCGCGGTGTGGCCGACCCCGGCGTTCGTGATGCCGATCATGAACGGGGACTTCTGGCGCAGCTTCCACCCGGGAGGGGCGGTTCGGCCCGAGAACGCCCCCGTCGCCCACCGGCGGTGCGGCTTCTGGCCGCGGATGACGGACTCGATAGCCGACATGAAGCCCGAGCAGTCCCAGCTCGGGTTCCCGTTGCCGCCCCACTGGTAGGGCTTGCCATTCTGGGTGCGCGCCCAAGCCAGTGCCTTCTGGATGCGCGGGCCGCCGATGCCGCCGGCGCCCCGCTTGTCCGCCTCCTTGCTGTAGCCGAACAGGGCGTCGATGATCCGGCTCGGGATGCGTCGGATCATCTTCCCGAAGCCGGTGTCCATGCCGGGGAAGTTCTTCAACAGCGGGTCGACGACGTTGTTCACGCCCGCGCGCGCGGACGCCTCCAGGGTGTCAGTGAGCCATGACGCCCCTTCCTTGATCTTGTTCCAGGCTGCCGATCCGGCGCCGAGGGCAGCGGACCCGGCGGACTTGATCCAGTCGAAGATGCCGCCGCTGGCGAACCGCTGAACCGGGTAGATGCCGCCGGTGCTGTAGCGCAGGGACCGGTCTGTCGGCGTGCTCGGGTTGCCGCCGAGCATCGGCGCCAGGGCCGCCTTGACGCCCTGGGCGCCCCGGGAGCGAGCGACCGCGTTGAGGGTGTGCACGAACCCTGAGCCCACGGCCCGCGTGAACTCGGGCCGCATGATGGCCTCGCCGCCGGACAACTCCAGCGCCCCGCCCGTCGGGGAGACGAACCTGTGCACGTCGCGGCCCGGGGTGTAGCCCGGCATGACACCGCCGGAGGCGAACTTGAAGACGTCCAGCTTGGGGGCGCCGAAGGCGCTGGCTACGGCGTTCCAGACGCCACGGACGCCCCGGTTGTACACCACGTCCACGACGTACTGCACAGGCTCCCGGGCGATCCCCTTGATGCGGTCCCAGGCTGCCTTGATGCCCTTCCGGGCCGCGTCGAAGGCGCCGATGAATCGATCCCTCAGGGTCTGAGCCCAGCCCGGCATCGTCTTGATGAAGAAGTCCCGGATCGGGTAGATGGTCCACTTCTTGATCAGGTCCCACGCGCCGGAGATCCCGGAGCGGATGCCGTCCCACACGCCGATGATCCGGCCCCGCAAGGTGGCGGCCCAGCCCGGCATCGTCTTGATGAAGAAGTCCCGGACCGGGTACAGGACGTGCTGCTTGATCCAGTCCCAGATGATGGCGAGCGCCGCCTTCATGACGTCCCAGGCGACACGGACCTTGTCGCGCAGGGTCTCAGCCCAGCCCGGCAGGATCCGGGTGAAGAACACCCCGATGGGCTCCAGGACGTTCGACTTGATCCAATCCCATGCGGCACCCAGGGCCATCTTGATGGCCTCCCAGATGACCGTGACGGCGCTCCGGAACCAGTCGCACTTCGTCCACAGCAAGTAGATCGCGGTGACCACGGCCGTGATCCCGAGGACGATCCAGCCGAGCGGGCTTAGCCTCATGGCCAAGTTGAAAGCCGCCATGGCGGCCGTCGCCAGCCATGTGACGCCCGTCCACAGCAGCGTCGCCAGGCGCCATGCGCCCATCGCGACCACGATGCCGTAGATCGCCTGCACCGCCCACGGCGCGTTGTCCGCGATCCACTGGACACCCTGGGCGATGCCGCCGATCACGGTCAGGACGACGCTGGAGATCGGCGACATGGCGACGCCGATCGACAGCAGAGCCCCTGAGATCCGCTGCAGTGCCTCCCAGATCTTCGGGGCCATCTCGGCGGAGTAGCCGAGGAACCGCTCGAACTCCGGGGAGCCCTTCAGACCCTGCCCCCACGCGGCGAACCGGCCGGTGAGGGTCTGCATCCGCGCGGACACCGAGTCCACCTTCGGCAGGAAGGCAGAGATCACCCCGGCCATGCCCTTGAACACGTTCCCGAACGAGACGCCCAGGCCCTCGATCGCGGGCTTCACCGAGCCCTGCAGATCGGACCGGAAGTCAGCCCAGAACGGCCGCTTCAGCTCCGCCGACGCCTTGTCCATCAGCGTCTGTATGGCGCCTGCGGCCTCCAGCACGAACGGCGTCAAGCCCGGCAGGGCGTTCTTCAGCCCGTTCAGCGCGCGGGTGAAGATCGGCATCACGGCAGGCTGCAGGCTGCGCGACCACTGCGAGAACGCATCCCGCAAACCGAGGAAGGCGTCGTAGGTCTCCCGCGCCGACGGCGTGAGTTTCGCCAGCTCTTCCTCATACTTGGCCTGCGCAATCGCCGCCTGGTCCACGCCGCCGGCCGCCGACAACGACGCCTGCTCGATCTGCCGCTGCGCCGACGCGATCGAATCGGCTGCCGACTGCTGAGCCGAAGCGAGCTGCTCCTGCGCGCGGGCCACCGACCGCGCACCCTCCTCCTGGGTGCGGGCCACGTTCCGCTGCGCCTCGGCGACAGCTTCCTGGCTCTCGATCTGCTGCCGGGCCGCGTCGGCGCGGGCCTTGGCGAGGTCCCGCTGCTGCCGCGCGACCCCCTCCTCGGCCTCCCGCAGCCGCTCCTGAGCGGTGCGGACCGTCTCCGACCCCTCCACGCCGGCCTTGTCCGCTGCCGCCTTCTCCGCGGTCAGCGACTGCGTCTCGGCCTGAGCCTCCCGCAGGCGCTGAACCGCCTGGTCGTAGGCGAGCTGCGCCCGCTGCCGCTCCAGCAGGGTCGCTTTCGAGCCCTCCGCCTGCGTCGCGCGCAGCCGGGCCTCCGCCTCCTGCACCGACAGAGCGGCATCCCGCTCCGACAGGCGAGCGTTCGCCACCCGGTCACCGAGCTCAGCCAGCTCCGCGGCGGCGTCACGGCGAGCCTGGGTCAGATCCTCCTGTGCCCGCTGCGCGTCGCGCTGCGCGTCCGCGAGCTGCTCCTCGGCCTGCCGTACCTGCTCGGCCGCCCGCCGCTGCCGGTCCGCGGCCTGCTGCACCGCGCCCGCGAGCTGCTCCTTCGCGCGCCGGTTCGCCTCCGCCGCCGACCGCACCGCGTCCGCGACTCCCTGCTCGGCCTGCCGGATCTGCTGGGCCGCCTGGCGGTGGGCACTGGCCAGGGCCTGCTGCGCGGACGCCATCTGCAGCGACCGGGAGGCCGCCTGCGCAGCCGCCTGCCCTCCCTTCAAGGTCGCGGTCGTAGCCGCATCCTGGGCCGCCTTCTGCGCCTGCAGCACCTTGCCCATCTGCACGAAGGCAGGCACTGCGACGGCGACCAGCGCGCCAACCCCCACGGCCGCCGCCGACGCAGCAGCAGCCACCGCACCGAGTCCGGCCGCCGCCACCGGCAGCACCGGCAGGAGTGCCGGCCCGAAGGCGATCGCGGCCGACGTCAGCATCGACAGGTTGGCCGTAGCGGACCGCGTGTCGACGTCGATGGTCACGTCGTCGGCGTCCAGGCGGTTCACCTGCGCCTGCACCGCCGCGAGCTCGGCCGCCGCGGCGCCGGTGTCGATCCGCACGTCCACGTCCGCGTCGGACGCGGCGAGCGCAGCCAGACGCGACTGCAGCTGGGTGATGCGGGCCATCGCCTCCGCTGCGTCGATGTCGACGCCGATCTCTACGTCCCGCAGCGTCGCCAGCTGGGCCCGGATCTGGTGGATCTCCCGGTCCACCGCCGAGGAGTCCGCGGTCAGCTCCACCTCGGGCAGGCTGCGCAGCGCCGCCTCGACGCGGGTCCTCATGCCGCGGGCGAAGGCCGACCCGGTCTGCTCGCCGCCGCGCGTAGCGGACGGCACCGCGGTGCGGGATCCGGTCGTCACGCCCGTGCGCACCGCCTGGGCCACCTGCGTGCTGACATGCCGGCCGATCACGCGGCCGATCTCGTCGCCCACCGAGTCGGCGGCGGGCACCACCTGCTCCTGCAGACGCCGGCGGATCCCGCGCGCGTTCGGGACAACGTCGACCTCGACGGACCCCACGCTGATCGCGGCCACGGGCACCTCCTCCGTGGCGCTACTCGGCGCCCCCCTGTATGAGCTGGAACAACCGGTTGGCGCTGTTCTCGGTCAGCTTCGGTTTCGCCTGGCGCGGCTTCGCGCCGGGTCGGCGGATCGGCTCAGGCGGATCCGGGCGCTTCGACTTCTTGTCGGTGTTCACGCACCACAGCACCCACTCCACGCGGGCCAGACGGTCGGCGACGAGCGCCAGCAGCTGCTCCTGCTGAGACCAAGGGGCCTTCTCCGGCTCGCCCTTGTCGGCCTGAGCCGCGATCTCTTCGGGCGACGCGGAGTTCCTCAGCGCCGTCCAGGTGGCCGACTCGGGCGGCAGTCGCTCGATGAGGACGCGCAGCCGCCGCGCCGACATCTCGCCCCGGTAGTACGCCACGAGCTGGTCCTCGCTGCGCGGGTAGTAGAAGGCCAGGTCGCCCTCTACCGCCTCCTCGTGCGCCGCGACGACCGTCCGGGTCCAGGTGATTTCCCCAGGCTCTCACCCGACTGCCGTGCGGCGTCCTCGATGAACTCGTAGAACTCGGTGTTGGTCGGATCGATCTCCCAGAACACGTCGAGGTCGTCCGGGTGGATGACGAGGTCGGTGAAGGCGGCGAGCTGCCCCTGGTTGAGCAGTGCCTGCCACGACGCACGCCACGATCCGGGCGGGATGATCCGGACGTCCTCACCGGCGAGATCGGCGGTGACGTACTCGCCTTCCGCCTCGATCTCCGCCGCGGTGGCCTGCGGTTCGTCGACGTCCTGATCGCCCGGCTCCGGCGTGGGGTGCGTCGGCGGACGGGATGCCGCACGAGCGGCAGTGCGCGGCTTCCTGCTGGTGGTGTTGCGCGTGCTGGCCACGGCGCGGGCCTCCTTCTATGCGATGGCGCGGGCAGGGTGGAGGTGGACGGGCCGGGCCCGCGCCGACGGTTGACGGCCCGTCCACCAGCTCAGGACCCGCTGTTCGCGGGCGTCTCCGGGACACGGTCGAAGTGGTAGACGGTGTTGCCGGCCTCGTCCGGGTAGGCGGTGATCGTCCACTCGAAGCCGGCGACCTGATCCTGCTTGTGCGTGACGTCGGACCGCTCGGTGATCTCCCCCTGCGGCACGTAGAAGCCGCGCTGGAAGTTGTCGCCGTCGAGGACGACGAACCACCACGCGCGCCGGTCCGGCTCCGGGGACGCGGTCTCCGCGAACGTCGTCAGCCCGGCCGCCGGGGTCAGGTCGGTGGTCGGCACCCGGTACTGCAGGGACTGCACCGTGGTCCGGCCGGTCTCCCACGCCGTCAGGCTGAACGTGCGCAGCGAGGAGGTGATGGTGGTGCGGATCGGCGCGGTGTAGCCCCACGGGGTGAAGGACTGGGAGTCCTCCTCGAAGCCCTGCACGAGGCCGTCGTCCGAGATGGCGCCGAGCGGCGCCCACGGGGCGAGCGGCTGGATCTCGGGGTCGCCGGGCGACGTGGTGCCGATGGGGGCGACCCAGCCGCCGCCGTTCGCACCGACCTCCAGAAGGTCCGCCGCGCGGGTGATCGAAACCATGAGGTCTCCAGACATGCGAAGACCCCGCGAGCGGCGGGGTCGAAGGACAGGGTCCGGCGCGGGCCCGACCGGTCAGGAGACCGGGTGACAGTAGATCTCGTAGGTGGCCCCGACGCGGCGGAGCCCAGTGTTCTCGTAGGGGCGAATCGCGGGCCGGGAGATCGTGCCAGTCCGGGCGAACACCGCCTTCTCAGTGGTGGAGCCGCGCAGCTCGGTCAGCACCCAGCCCTGGATGCGGGCGGCCAGCGCGATCGCCTCGCCGCGGGTGCGGTGGTAGACGTCGATGTCGACGAACGGCCGGTCCAGACGAATCCCGTCGTCGTCACCGCCCACCACCTGAACCTGCACCGTCGGCAGCTCCTCGGCGAGGCTGTTGTCCAGCTCGTCGCGCACTACCACGCCGTCGCCGAGGGCCGCCCGCAGCGCGACCATGACCTCCAGCTCCACATCGACGGAGCCGACGGCGCCCATCAGTCGCCGCCCGCCGCCGCGGCCCGCAGCAGCACGTGATGGGCCGGGACACGCTCCGTGCCGTACTCCACCCAGCGGGCGTAGTAGGTCGGGTTGCGGACGTAGGCGACGGCCCGGTCCCGACGACGGCCGCCACGGCGGGTGCTGTCCGCCTCCCAGGCGCCCTTGTAACGGCCCGGGTTCGGGTCGCCCGAGCCGCCGACCGGGGAGATCGTCACAGCCATCGCCTTGATGTTCTCGGCCCGGCGCACCAAATCCGCGCGGACCATCTCCGACCGCAGCAGCTCCCCCACACCTCGGCTCTTCAGCCTGAACCGCGCCGCCATATCGCCTCCTAACCCGTCACCCGGTCCGCCGCGAACTGCACCGGCCCGGGCAGCCCGGTGAACGCATTGCGACCCCAGTCGCCGGGCTCGCCCGTGATCTCGCAGACCACGCCGCGGATCTTCGCCTTGTCGGTCGTGCGGACGTCGGTGCCCGGAGGGGCGTACACGGTCCAGCCGAGGATGACCGTGTCCCGGCCCTGCTGCTCCGAGCCGCCCACCGTCGGCGTCTGCTCCCGCGGCGCGACCACACAGCCCGGCACGTCGAACGACTCGTCCGGGCCGGGCAGCGGCTGACCGCGGTCATCCCGGCCGGGCGACGGGCCGGTGCGCAGGATCCGCACCGTCTCCCCGAACGGGTACGGGGCAGGCACCTACACCCACCCCCAGCCCGGTTCCCACTCCAGCGGCGGCCCGTAGCCGTCGTCGATCGGGTAGGTCGGCGACGGGTCCGCCGTCGCCGGTGTCGGGTCCACCGTGAACGCGCCACCCCGGCCCGCGAGACTCTTGAGCGCGGTCTTGTCCGCCTTCGTCAGATACAGGCCGCCCGAGCCCTGCGGGCGCTGCACGCTCATCGGGCCGATCGTCTCGTAGGAGACCTGCTGCGGATTGACGTAGGCCCGGCCGGCGACCGACAGGACCACCGCCTGCGCGCCGTCCGGCAGCGGAGACACCACCGTCTGGCACAGCTGGACCGCGGTCTGGATCAGTAGATCCGCCCGGGCCCCGTCGATCTCAGGCAGCCCGAGGTACAGCCCGAGCTGCTCGGCGGTTGGAGCTTCGAACGCCACGGCTGCCTCCCAGCTCCTCGACGGCGTCGCACCAGGCGTCCAGCTCGTCCGTCGGGTCCAGCTCCGCTGACCGGGCCGCGGCCCGCTTCGACGCCTTGCGCCACTCGGCCGGCTGCAGGAGACGCTCCAGCGTCACCAGCCACGCGTCCAGGTCGTCCCGGTCCGCGAAGATGCCGGCCCCGCCGAGCGACTCGCACAGGCCCGGCGTCGGGTGAGCGACGACCGGGATACCGGACGCCATGGCCTCCACACCGGTACGGCCCCACGACTCGTAGGCGCTCGGCATGAGCAGCACCCGGGTGCGCGAATAGACCCGCTCGGCCATCTCGTTGCCCGGCACGTGGTCGATGAACTCCAGGTTCGGCAGCGGTTCGGGCGGCTCGACCTGCGCCCCGTAGGCGCCGCGCACGCCAAGGAACTGCTGCTGGGGCATGCGTTCGGCGATCCGCCAGAGCAGGTCGCCGCCCTTGTCCTCGTTGCAGTTGATCAGCGTGACGCAGTCGCCCGGCTTCGTCCGGTAGTCCTCCGCCACCACCGGGGGCCGCACGATCATCGACCGGGCCGGGCGCACCGAGTGCGGGACCTCGGCGAAGTACAGCTCCGCCTCCGCCGCCATCCACGTCGAGTTGTACACCGCCAGCGCCGTCTCCCCCGCCGCCATGTGCCGGAACGACGGCCGGTGCGTGTTGTGGACGACCGTCACGAACGGCGTACCGAAGCCGCGGGCGAGCGCCGCCGTCGCCGGCACGTTTTCCAGATGGGAGATGAGCACGTCCGCCGTCCGGGACGCCTCCCCGAAGTCGAGCCGGGCGCCCAGCGGCACCACGCGCACGCCGTCGTAGTCGTACACGTCCCGGTCGGCGGTGTAGCGGGACAGCCACACGCTCACGTCGTGACCACGCTCGACGAGCGGGCGCAGCATCGACACGAGCATGTGCTCGGCCCCCGCGTTGTGCCGCGGGGGCATCGCATGCACGCGGACGACGATCCTCAACGGGCTGGCCGCCCCGCCCGGCGCGGAGGCCGGGGCGGCCCCCATCAGGAGCCCGCCGCGGCGCCGACGTACTTCACGAACGCCTCCGGATCGCCGAGGACGAACCCGAAGTACGCCTCGATCAGCAGCAGCACGAGGTTCTCCTGGAACGCGCTGTGGACGGTGCCGTCCTCGTCGACGTAGGTGGCCTCCGTGGACGTCTTGACGGTGATGTCCATGCCGACGCCGTAGGCGCACTGCGACCAGTCACCGCCGATCGCCCGCAGGCCGCTGTCGGTGGTCGTGGACTGGCGGCGGTACTTGCCAGAGATGCCCGACCCGTAGGCCAGCGGCTCGCCCAGCAGGGTGCCCGCGCCGGCCGCGCCCGTGCCCGGCTCCGTGGAGTCCACGAAGATCGGACGGCCGGACGTGTCGGTGGCCAGCAGCAGCTGCGGCTTGAGCCGCTTGTCGGCGACGAAACCGTTGAAGTCCCAGTCGTCCTCGGTGACGTCGGCCATGCCCTTGACGAGGTCGGCATAGATGCCGCCCTTGTTCTGCGCGGCCGTGCCCAGCGTGACGCTCTTGGACGTCATGGCCAGATAGTCCGGGAAGGGGCCGGTGGCCCCCTTCATGGTGCGGCCGTGGATCGCCGCCGTGTCGAAGGCGCGGGCGATCGCGGTCGGCAGATCCTGGGAGAGCTGCTGGTACAGGCCGGCCGCGTTGGTGCGGGCGACCTCCTCGCTGACCGCGACGAGGGTCGCTACCTTCTTGCCCTGCATCGTCTTCACGCCGATGCCGCCGCTGCTCAGCGGCTTCTTGCCGCCCTCGGACACCCAGTCCGCGGTCGGCACGTCCAGCGGCACCGGGATCTCCGTGTTCGCGGTCATCGACAGCGGCACACGCCGCGCCAGCCGCATCACGGTCGACTGCTCGGTCGCCTTCGCGAAGATCGGCCCCGCGATCGTCGGCGGCAGCAGGTTGTTGGGGATACCGGCGAGCGTCACCGGCGGGGTTGCAGCCATGGTCTACCTCGTCTCAGCGCCTGTCGAGCAGGCCAGTCAGGAAGCCGGCAAATTCCGCTTCCGGAGTGTTGGGGGTTCGGTTGCCGTTGCCCGAGGAGCCCTGGGTACGGTCCGGCCGCGGCGCCCGCGGCGACGTGTCGGCCGGCTTGCCCAGGTGCGGCTTGCGCTTCAGCAGATCCTTCAGGTCCCGCTGGATCGCTGCCGTGTCGATGTCGCCCTCGCCGTCGACGTAGGCGGTCAGGTCGAGGAAGGCGTGCGCGTCGTTCGGGTCGGCGAACTCGGCTGCGGCCAGGGCCCGCACCTCGGCGCGCACCGCGCGCTGCTGCACCGCCTGGGCCCGGTCTTGAGCCGCGCGGAGCTGCTCGGCGAGCCGCTCCTGCTCGGTCTTCTGCGCGTCCTCCAGCTCCCGCGCCTTCCGGGCGAGGGGCTCGAGTTCGCCGGCTTTCGTGCGGTACTTGGCCGCCTCCCGGCGCAACCGCTCGATCTCCTTGCGCGCGGCGTCGGGGTCGGCCCACGGATCCGCCTTCGCCTGCTCCGCCCCCGGGACGGCCTCCGGCTGCTGCGTCTCCGTCGCGACCTGCTCGGTCGTCTCCTCGTTCTCGGGCATGGTGAAGTCGCCCTCCAGGGGCTGAGAAGGGCCGCCACCAGGACGGCCAAGGGGTTCGGTCAGTGCGAGCCCGGCAGCGGGTTGCTGTCGTGCTCGGCGAGAGCCCGCCTGAACAGGCGGAGCTGATCGCCAGAGTGGCCCTGCGCGTACTCGCGGTAGATCCGCTCCCACTCGCGGGCCTGCGGAGACAGCTCGAACCGCTGCCCCCGAAACACCGGGATCACGCCGCAGTGACAGCCGTCATGCGCCCGGAAATCAGCTGTGTCCTGGGCATACACCGCGCCGCGGGTCGCCAGCATCTTGCAGAAGGCGCACGCGCCGAGGGCCGCCGACCGCGCCCACGCCGTGGCCTGCCGGTCCTGCCGCACCGCCTCCCGGACAGTGCCGCGACCCGTGTCCGCCACCAGCTTCTGCGCCACCAGCTCGGCCTTCTTCTCCGCCTGCACCAGACGGACCTCCATCGGCTGCAACTGGGCCGGGGTAGCCACCTCCGGCGCGCGCGGCCACAAGTCCTTGACCGCCCACCGCAGCGACGCCTCCGTCTGCTGCTCGGGAGGCGGATCCGCCAGCGGCACCGTGAACGCCCCCGGAACACCGGCGGCCTCCCGCTGCCCCTCGTAGAAGTCCGCCGCCAAAGCCGCCGACACCCGCGCGTACTGGGCAACCACCGCGTTCATCGCCGCCAGCCAGTCCGGCACCGACTCGCGCAGCCTCTGCGGCAGGATCAGCCGCCTCAAGCCCCGCACATCCCGCACCAGCAGCCTGGTGAGGCCGACCTGCGCGGCCCGGAAGCGATCGGCCTCACCGCCGTTATCCGAGACCGTCGTCGCCACCGGTCACCTCCGCAGACGGCGGAAGCGGCGTGCCGCCGTCGGCGAGCTGCGCCAGCCGCTCCATGAGCTGGCCGCCCGCTGCGGCACCGGCGCTGCGGCGCCGCTCCGCCGCGACCCGGCGCCGCTGGTCCTCGTTCAGCCCGGCCATCTCCAGCACCACGTCGCCGTCCGCCGGCAAGATGCCCGCCTGGACCATCTTGACCGCGGCGTCCGTCTGCGCGGCGATCGTCGGCGTCGCCGGATTCCGCCACACGCACTCGATCCGGCGCTCCTTCGGCGGCGGCTCCCCGTCCCGGAACCAGAGCGCCAACCGCATGTAGTCGCGGTGCGTCGCGCTGAACCGCCTGATGCGGCGCTCCGCCTTCTTCACCAGCGCGCCCTCGGCCGAGCGGATCGCGTCCGCCGAGGCCGGGTTGTCGCTGGTGTAGCCGAGCATGTGCGGCGGCACCGAAATCTGCGAGGACATGATCCGGGCGTACAGGTCGATGATCTTCGTCATGCCGGACGGGTCATGAGCCGCGAACTGACCCACCGTCGGCACGTTGCCGTCCTCGTCCCGCTCCAGCCCCAGCACCCGGCCGATGTACGTCGACCACGCGTCCAGCGGATTGCCCTCCGCGTCTTGGAAGGCCGACTCCGAGGCGCCGAGGATGTACCGCTGCGGCGCCCCGAAGAACTCCGCCGCCACCTCGATGCCCATCAGCCTGCGGCACGCCGCATCCGTGATCGACATGACCTCGGGCGTGATCTCCGACCGGCCCACCCGGTCCGCGGTCCGCTGCCGGTTCGCCATCCTGACGACCGGAACGACGCCCAGGTTGTGCAGGTCCCGGTCGTAGACCTCCCAGCCCGCGCCTGCTTGCACCGCATACACGGTCTGGTCCGGCAGGTAGAGCGTCGCCAGCTGCGCCCCGTCCTCCGCCGACAGCCGCAGGGCCGCCTTCGCAACCCGCAGCCGCGCGTCCCAGGAGATCGTCATGTCCAGCGGCGACTCGAACGTGATCAGCGGAAGATCCGCCTCGCCAGAGCCCACAGTCACGTACTCGCGGCCATACGTCAGCGCGTCCAGATGCGCCAGACTCGCCTCGTCGAACAGGTCGTTCGCCTCGGCGATCTCCTCCAGATCGCTGGCGTCGGCCCCGTCCGCCCAGCGGAACGCCTCCAGGTCCAGGCGCTGCTCCAGAGCCTCCACACCGATCCGCGGCCAGCCGATCACCGTGTGCAGGCCCTTCAACTGCGGCGGGATGCTGATGCCGAGATCCCGGATCAGCTGCTCACCGTTGAAGTAGGCGTCCAGCAGCTCCAGCCTCGTCCGGCAGCCCAGCAGATCCGTCCGCAGAGCCCCCAGCAGATCCAGCTCATCCGGCGACAACGTCAGAAGCGGCAGCTCGGGGATGGTCACGCTCATCGGAGAACCACCACCCTTCCCTTACCGGGCCGGCCACGCTTCGACCACGCCGTCGAGTTCAGCATCATCCGCCGGAGCATCCGCGCCCCGACCGCGCACACCGCAAGGTCGATCTTCCGAGCGGACTCGCGGTGCTCCTTGCCGATCGTGTAGCCCCACTGGTTCGTGCGGCGCCGGGCATTCGCCACGTGCTGACGCAGCACCCGGTGCCCATCGTGGGTCAGCTGTCGCTCCAGCACGTCCCGGTAGAAGCGGTCGACGGCTTCGGTGAACGCCTGCTGGCGACGCCGGTCACGCATGTCCCACAGCACCGCATGCCGGTTCGTGCCGCCCGTCACCGCCTTCAGCTTCAACCGCTTGCCGTACCGCTGGGCCCAGGCATCGATGTAGCCGTCCCAATAGCGCTCGCCGTCCGCGTCGTCGTGGCCGGCACCCGGGTCCGCGAAGAACGCGATCGGGCGGTAGTCGGCGAAGATCTGATCCACCGCCCCGTCGACCTCCTCGCGCGGCACCCGCCACGGCACATCCTGCGGCCAGTTCGCCGGCCGCTGCCATACCCCGAGCGCTGTCACGAAACCGTCCGACATGCGGCACGCCACCAGCCCTGTCGCGTCATCCGACTTGGAACCGTCGAAGAACAAGACGATCTCGTCGCCCTGCTGCAGCCCGGCGCCCTCGAGGCGGCACGCGTCCCACTCATACGGGGCGAGGAACGCATCCTCCGCGGCCACGATTTGGTTGAACCAGAACCGGCGAGATCGGGACGGCGGATTGCGGACGTCGAGAATCGACGCCTTCAGCCGCTCGATGTCCAGCCACACCGAATCCCCGCGGACCGCTCGCAGCGTCGGCTCGATCCACTCCTCGGTCAACTTCGCCTCAGCCGGAGCCTCCAGCGAGTCGTAGAACAGCCCCGTGTCCGCCGCCCGGCCCGCCTGTGCCGACTCGAACGCCTCCCGGGTGCGCTCCGCCACCGAGTCCTCACCCGGCTCGTAGGCGTTCGTGTTCGCCAACGTCCTCGACTGGCCGTCCGCCGACTTCGTGGCGTTGCGCTCGATCACCGCCGCCATTTCGTGGCCCTGGTTCGACTCCACCCAGTGGTGCGTCTCCCCCAGCGACACGAACGTCGGCCGACCGCCCTCCAGCGCCCGCGGAGACGAGGTCACCGCCTCGATCCGAGCCCGTCCCCTGTCCGCGTAGATGATCTCCTTGCCGAGGTCGATGCGGTACTCCTCGATCGCCCGCTTCGTCAGGATCGACGGGAACAACGTCATCGTGTTCCGCGTCTGATCCTGCGACACCGCAGCGATCTGCACCCACGCCGCCGGATGCTGCACCCCCAGCGGCTGCCCCGCCGGAACTCCCCATTCGTTTCCCTCGTCCGCGATCCCGCCGAACCGACACGGACCGACGAACTCGAACGCCGCCCACGTCGCGATCAGCGGGTCCTTGCCCCAGCCCTTCAGTCGCTGTATCACGCCGTCCCGCCACAGGAACCGGTTCGTCGCCGGATCCATCGCGTACCACCACAGCGTCAGCCGGGCCTGCTCCGCCGTATACCGCCACGGCGCACCCACGTAGTGCTGCAAGTACGTCGCCGTCCACGCCAGCGCATGCCAGCCCAGCGTGAACTCCGGCAGCACAAACTTCCCGTTGGGACCGCGCTTCCACGTCGGCCCGATCGTGAACGGCTCAACGACCTCCGGGACCGCCTCGTCAGCCACCCGCGAGGTCACGGTAGGCATCCAACGGCTTCACCGACGCCAACTGCGGGCCAGCCGGCTTCCTCTCCAGCTCGATGCGCGCGCGGCGCCGATCCCCCTCGGTAGTGAGCAGGCGGGCCATCACGCTGTCCAGCGCCGAGACGTACTGGCCGTTCGGCGGCCGGTCCGAGGACAGGCCCCGGGACATCAACTCCGCCGCGTAGCGGGCCATCGCCCAGTCCGACGGCTGGTAGAAGACGGCCTGCCCCGACTCCTGCAGCGACAGGTACCAGTCGGTTGCGATCGGATGCCACAACGGATCCGGGTCCGGGAGATCCGGCAGATCAGCCGGCGGCCCCGACGGAGCCTTGGTGATCGCGTCCTTCTCGTCCTTGGAGCGATGCCCCATGCGCTCCTCGGAGCGCTTACCGATAGGTCCACGTGCACCCATAGCGACCTCCAGGGTCTCGGTGCGGATGGCCCGCCGCCAGGGCGCGGCCATGATCACGAAGTCGGCACGCCTCCAGGGCGGCCGGCCGCCCTAGGAAACCCGGGCGGATTCTCAGG